CCTTCCGATCTGCTTACTTGAGCGTTTACAGCATTTCTATATTCTCCAGGTGGAACAAGCCTAGCGTCTAGGTCTTTATTCATTCTAGACTTTATAAAATTATTTTTAACTTCCGCCATTTGATTTTAGTGTTTTATCCATTTAGATTTACCTCTCATAACTTGAACTATTTCATCAAGCTTAATATTCGATAATCTTATTTTAGCATTTCTAAGTTTAGCGCGTCTATCTGTTTTTAATCTTTGAACAACGTATTCTGGTTGATTAATTCGCGTTGATATTATAGAGTATAGTATGTGTGCATATAAAGCATCTTCTGCCATTTTGGGTACTTTAGTCTCTAAGTCATAACTTAAGCCATCAGAAACGTATTCTAATACAATTAGTTTTCCGGCTAAATTACTAGAAAAAGACATTTTACCTTCTCTTTCGTTCATATTAAACCATCCGTTTATTTGTGATAATTGTGGGTCTAGCCCATATTGTCTTCCCCAATTCCAGCTTCCTTCAAATCCATAAGCATTTTGAAAATCAATAACTTCATCTATACTATTACCTTGTTGGCCATCAATTAAAGTATCATTTGCTTTTTTCCATCTTTCCTCTGTAATAGAAGTTCCTTCTATATTTTCTCCAAAATTGTCTTGTGTTGGCACGCCTGCTTGATCCTGTACAGGTGTTCCAAAAGGCGCTATAGTTAAATTGTTTGCTGGATATATAATTCTTTTTACGCCTAATTGATCTATCCAGGATACTCTCACGTAATTTACATAGTCTTGAGGCAGTATAACGCTTAAGCTAGCTGGTATATTTAGCTCTTGAGAATGAATACTTTTTAGAGTATCGTAGCTAAATTCTTGCAATCCTCTTTTTGCGTGAAACATTACGTCTGTTCTTTTAACATCTAAAACTAATTTATTTTTTCCTACATAAGCTACTAAAAAATTATTAATAATATTATTTAAAGTTATGTAAGAATAGCTTCCGTAATTATCTTCAACAACTTGCCCATATGCTTTTTGAGCTTCTGTTTGACCATACTTACCTCCTGTTAAAACTTTTAATTGCACAACAACCTTAGTATTGGCAGCTAAACCTGTTAATGTTATAACGTTATCAACAACCGTATAAGCCGCTGCGTATTCAGTGTAAGTACCAGGAATGCCTGTAGGGCTTGTATATAATTTAAAATTATTTAAAGCATAATTGGCATCTGCTGAATTTGAACTTTTAAAAACTAAATCCGTGTCAAAAGTAGTGGTAAAAGTTTGTACGTTAGGCGTCGGCAAAACTGCCAACGCTGCAAAGCCTTGAGCACCTTGGTAATATTGTTGATTTGTTTCAGTTATTAAACCCATATATTAGTTTTTAGAATTTATATTTTCTGCCTGTATTGCGGATCCTACTTGCTGAGTTAGTTGTAATTCGTTTAAAACAACACCAGCATAAGCTAATATTTTAAGTATAACCTCTGTTTGTTCAGTGCCTAGTAATTCAAATTGAGTAGAAGCTGAAGCGCTATAAATATATTGACCTAAAGTTCCAAATGTAAAGCCCCAAACAACATCCTTAGGTTTTTTAATGTAAGATATAGAAATATCAGAAGAAGATGTTATTGAAGTCGGGTATACATATATATGTGACTGCCCTTCGTTTGCTTGCTCATATAAATATACTGGAAAATCTGTTGTTGGTTTTGTTAAAGGAGATAAATTTATATTAAGCAATTCGTTTCTTTCTACTCTTTGCAATTCTTTTTCGTCTTTATATATAACGGTGCCAATTCTATGCAAATTGTCTGGCGGCAAAAAATAACTAACATTATTTACAGAATTTATATTTATTGTTGCATTAGCGCCCCCTCCGGTTATAGCAGCTACTTGACTTGCTGAATAGCCAGATCCACCGTTTGCTATAGAAACGCTTTGAACAACACCGTTGCTTAATGTAGTTAGTGTTAACTTAGCATTTGCATTACCTCCCGTTATAGTAATAATATTCCCAGCCGCATAACCTAAACCTGGATTGTTTATGCTAATACCTGTAATTGATCCACTAGCGCCTATTGAGGTTATATTAACAGTTAAGCCAGCTCCGGCTCCCGTTGTGGCTATATTTGTACCAATATTATAAGCTGTGCCTGGCACTGTAATTGTAAAAGAAGGCGTTGCTACAGAGGTGTTAACAGTTAAGCCAACTCCAGGAGCTACATTAGCAGCTACATTTGTAGAGCTAGCATAACCTGTTCCTCCGGCTGCAACACTAGCTGTTAAAACATTCCCAATCCCAACAGACGTAGGATTAGCTATTGTTTTAAATATAGAAATACAATTATCAATATTTTTTTGACGATTAGCATATTCACTATCAGTTTGAGGTACCCGTAATTGCTGGTTTAAGTCTTCAAAATATTTTTCAAAAATTTCTAATTGTACCTGTGTTGCTAGCTTGTTAAATTCATCAGGGGTTATATAGCCCCTTTGTTCTTTATTAAGCACAGACAACACTGTAGTGTAAACAGTATTTACATTTATAGCCATTTGTTTATTTTTATATACTAAAAAGGCGGCCGAAACCGCCTATATATAGTATCACTTGTTTTTATAGTTTTTTATCTATAGATTTATAGATTTCAACACCTTCATCTGTTTTTAAGAAAGCCGCAAACGCTGAGTAAGGGTTTTCATCAAAAGGTACGTTCATTAATTTTCTACCATTTGATCCCCATGTAAATGTTCTTTGATCACCCGATAAGTTAATAATACCCATTTCCTGTGCTCTAATAGCTAGATTTCTAAGAATTACATTATCATCTTCAGCTAGACTAATAAATAACTGTGGGTTTGTTCTAGCAAATAAAAGTAAATCTCTTTTAAGTTCTTTAGAACTCATAGAGTTAACTTTTGAGCCTATTTCAACTCTCAAAATAGCTTCTGCTTGATCTATATCAATATTTCTAGCAGCGTTCATAGCATCAATTTGAAGATCTAATATTTCTAATTGATCAACAGCTTCTTCTTTAGCACTAAACTCTTCATATAATTTACCTTTTAAAGGGTGATATAAAGATAATAACTTTTGTAAATTCTGCTGTTCTTTTTTAACGGTTAAAGAACCATCATGAAATCGTATATGCCCCATTGTAACTTCGCCTTTTTGTTCATCTACAAGGGGTGAATCTTGATTGGTGGCATATCTTATTTCTCTTTGTTTTCCAGTTTTTTGATCAAAAAATAGTAAAGCGTGCTTTCGCGTATGCTTTCCTGGTATTGTTAATGTTAAAGGGCTTTTATTTCCTTTTAAATAATATACTCTATCTTTAATTTCCCACTGTGATTTAGCAGGCTTTACTGGAGCAGTAACTTTTGTTACCACTTCTTCTTGAGGTGCAACCTCAACTTGCTTTGCTTTAGCTTGTTTAGCCATAATATAATAAAATTAAATAGTTATAAAAGTAATAATTACCCCCGTCAGTTCAACGAGGGTAAGAATTACATTAATGTTGAATCAATTAGATTCCTTTGAATAATACAAAGTTGTTAGCAGCTTGAGTTACTAAACATCTTTCTGATAGGAAGTTTACTTCCATAGCATCAAGAGTTGAAGTAAATGCACCACCAGCAGAACCAGTTAACCAAGACTTCATACGTCTGTCATCAGATTGTGAAGCTCTGTAACGTACGTGTAAGAATGGTCGTCTGATATTTGTACCTAATACTTGATCGTAAACAGTAGAAGTTCCAGCAGGTACTAATACCCCCTCAATAGAACTAATTCCGCTAACACCTCCACGAGTAGAAGCATCGTTTAAATATTTCCAATCAGTTTTGTAGAAATCATAAGAACCTCTTCTAAATCCTGAAAATCCAAGATTTAAAGCCATTTCTTCTGAATTTTCAAACAACCCAAAAGCAGTACCTCCTTGAGATCCTCCTGAAATTGCGGCTAACATATCATCAAAATCCAAAGCGGTTTGTCTTTGTAAGAATAACATGTTCTCTTCAATAGCCCCTTGAGTATCTAAGTTTTTAAGTATTGCGTCAAATTCATCAAGTCCAGCAGCAGCAGTAAATCCTACTTCTACATTTCCACGAGATTGTATTGCAGCAAACAAACCTTCAGATCCTGGTAAAGTAGTGTTTATATTTACACCAGCAGCTATTTGATTGTATTCACTTTCTACCATTGACATTTCTAAGTAATCTTCAAAACGCAATCTTGTTTCAGATTCAGCTTTTAAATACCATAAGTATCCAGATGTTCCGTCTTCAGTCGCAACTTCTACCCATCCAATTTGAGCCATATCAGATCCAGATACTACGTACTGGCTTCTTAGTATAATAGGTGAGTTAGAAAATTGAGTTAATTGAGGTTCAACTGATGTTCTTACAGCGGAATTACCTCCACCAGCAGCGGTAGTAGTAGTTCCTTTTGTATAAGCAGATCCGTATACAAATACTTTAATTCCAGCAGGCCCTGCTCCAGCAGCAAAAGCCGCAGCTGTTCCAGAAAAAGCAGCAGCTCCAATAAGCCCAGCACCGCCAGCAAATGGTACAACTGTAAAGTTTCCACCAGCACCTAATGCTCCAACAACTGTTACTAAAGCTTTTACTTCTTGGCCATTAACAGGATTTAAAAGCACAACAGTATCGTTGACGGATACTACATTTTGCACACCGGCAGCAACTGTAATAACGTTAGCGCCACCTGCGTTAGCTCCAATTCCAAAATCAAGGTAAGAAATATGTAATCTATTTTGTTCAGACCAAATTACTTGATCAGATGTCATTGGCATTTCAGCGCCAACCATTCTTAAGAATCCAGATAACGTTCTGTTTCCATAACGCTCTACTTCTTGTTCGTATACTTCAGGCAAATACTGCTGAGCGAAGGTATCGCCACCAGTTGCAGCAGCCCCAGTATTAAATTGTAGGTAGTTACTGTTTAAAATTTCTTGCGTTTGCGAAGGAATTAAACTACCAAATTGAGGAGTTAAACTCATAATTGTTTGTTTTTTTAGTTAAATTTTTTTGTTTTAATTTTCAGTTTTGTAGAGTCAGCACCTGAAATAGCTTTTACTTTAAATCCATTTATAAACACATCTCCTTGAGTAGATCTAGCTTTAGTACTACTTAAGTTTTTAGAACTGTTTACAACTTCTTTTACAGCATCTGCTTTTCCTTGCTCATAAAAATGAGCGGCAATCTTATCCACGTTGTCAGCGGCATACATAGCTTTGTGATAACCTTTTGTATCTGTAATATTACCTTCAGCGTCTAGGAACTTCCCAACAAGGTTTTTAATGTTAGATTGGTTTTCTGCAACTTTATCACGATTTTGAATATTGTACTTATAATTCTTTTCACCAACTTTAATATCGAAACCTTCGAAATCATCGTTAAAAAGCTGTTTAGTACTTTCTTTAAATTGGGTGTGTTGTTGCTCAGCTTGTTCTTGCTGCTTATTATATCGGTTAAAAAAGTCCATAGCTTTTTGTTGGTCTTGAGTAACGCTCGGTCTCAACTTGATCTCGTCGTAATACTTACTCTTAGTTTCCTCTAAATAGTTTTTGGCTTTTGCAACTTCTTCTTTAAACGCAATTTTCTTTTTGCGCATATCTTTTTCCTCATCAACGTCTTCGTCATAAACAAAGTCTTCTAAAATGAGATCTATATCTTCGCCTTCTAAATAAGGCTTTTCTTTTTTATAATATTCCTTTAACAATGTAACATCGTCTACCTTTGAGTAATCAGCATTAAGCCTTGTATAGTCCTCTATTGTCCCACCTGTTTCTTCCATAAACAAAACTAGCTTTCCAATATTTTCTGGCAATTGTTTGCCTAATACTTTTTCATCTCTTAAAGCTTCTTTAACTTCAGCTTCAACTTTAGCTACTTCAACTTCTTTGATTGGAGAAAACCCTTCAGCATCCTTGTTGGACTCTTGTACAGGTTCTCCCACCTTTGCGCTATCTCCGGATGATTTTTCCACAGATATCTTCTCTGTTTCTCCGATTTGAATGGCATCTTCTTCTTGTTTAGGTATTACTACTTTCTTAACGTCTGGCTCTAACTCAATTAAAGGCTCTTTAATATTAACTTTAATTAGTTCGTCATTTTGTTTTGTTAATTTTTTTGGAGTTTTCTTTTTAATTTTAAACTCGCCTTCCTGTTTAACAGGTTCATTTGTTTTTACTTCTGACATAATATAATATAATTAAATAGTTGTTACTTTCTACATGAAAGCTTGCATGCCTTGATCAGGCTGATTTTCAAAGTCTATTGGTAAGCCGTCATTTTTTCTTTGACTTATTAATTCACTTTGTTGTGTAGCTTCCATTTTGCTACGTTTATCTTTACGATCTTCAATTGCTCCTTCTTTTTGTTGGATTGTTTGAACATCTAATTGTTTAAGTTGCATATCATATTGGAACTTTGTTTGCATTTTTTGCGCTTCTAATTGCGCCGCTATTTCCATACGTTGTATTTCCATTTGATTTGTAGCTTGCTCAAATTGCACTTTAGAACTCATTATAGCTTCTTGCTTTTGAACTTCAGCCATAGCTGTTTTTTCTGCAGTATCAGCCTGTGCTTGCCCTTGAGCTGCAATATTAGCTTGCTGATTAGCTTGATCTTGTTTAGCTTTTGCTTTACGCTTTATTTTAAGCATTTGATTTGCTAGCTTAAGATTTTTAATTTGTCTTAAGTCTATAGCGTCCTCTAAATCTAAACTTCCTTGTTGTAATGAAACTTGAATGTTTGCCTCAAGCTGTGCTAGCTCTTCGTCATCTGGCTCTAATTCTAAGAATATACCAAAGTCATGCAGGTTTAAATTTATAACCTCGTCTAAAGTTTTTATATTAAACGTTGATATAGAATTTTGTAATGCACTTCTTGTAAGCGGAAATTCTAAAGCATCTGCTATTTTAAGAGCAATGTTTTCAGCTAGTTTAAGTGTTATATAAAGGCTAGACTGGTTAATATGTCTAGTAGCAACATTGGACGCATTAGCGGCCATTTTTTGCAGTCCCACGAGCGAATTCTTATCCATTGCTGTGCCGTCTCTTGCTTCGTTTAAGCCCGTTACATCACGTATCATTTGTAAATAATATTGATACGTTTGTATAAGTGCTGCAATTTTAGCTTGACCGCTTGAGCTATTAAGTTCTTGGATAGGTACTTTACCGGCATTCATATCACCGTCTTGTGTAAGTGATCTACCTACAATAGAACCTGTTTGGAAATACATATTAAGTGCTTCTGCAGGATTGTAGTTTGTGCCATTACCTAAATCAACTTCTGCAAGTCCGTCCATATCTAAGTATACACCGTCTGGTACCATACGAGATAAAACTTGCTGCAGCTTTAAATGAGTTAATTGAATCATATCAGCAAAACCAATACATTTGCTTACAATAGATTCAATTCTTCCTTTGTACATTCTAGGTGCACATATAGCATAATTCATTTCAACCTTAGTTGTATCAGCTACAGGTCTTGACATATTTTCTGCCAATTCCCATTTAAGCATATCATTATTGCCTAATACTTTTGCTCCTGTATATAATACTTCAATAGATCTTGATACTCTTTCAAAATTATCATTTTCAGGTGGGTTAAATGTATCTGGCTTTTCTAAAGCTTTCATTAACCCTTGTTCTGTTTGCTTTATTTTAAATACTTGATTATGATATGTTTTGTATTCAAAGTATAAAACTTGTACAGTATTTTTATCGTAATTACCCCACCCCGTTACATATTGGCTGTTGCCTGGCATTTTTTGAATTCTAGCAAGTTCTTCTTCGGATATGTTAGGAAATTCTTTTTTAAGTTCAGGAATTGTTATAGACTTTACTTCGCCTACATAATATATGTCATCAAAGTTTGGATCTTCCGTGTAAGAATAAATGGCATAAGCTGGATCTACATAATCAACTGTTACACCTTCTGCAGTATTAAAACCTGTTTTAGCAATAGCAATCCCTAGAACAGTTAAATCCATGTTTAATCTTTTCCTAGTAAGATCGTATTTGTTTTGAGCAAGCACAGATGATATAGCTTCTTCTTCTGCTATTTCAATTGATTGCTTGTAGCTTAGTTGCATATGAAGTTCAAGCTCTTCTTTAGACTCTGGTATTGTATCTATATTAGGTGTTTGATATAAATCAATTCCTAACGTTTGTTTTAAGCTATCTAAATATTCTTTAGCAACCATATCCTCATAAAGCATAGAAGCATAGTCCGTTCTTTTCTTTATTGATTGAGGATCTTGTGCATATGCTTTTATATCATAAGACTTAGATGAAATACCATTAACTACTATATCTACAAATTTAGATAATATAGGGACAGGCTTCCAGTCTAAGTTTAAATAAGATAAATCGCCATTAATTGACAGTTCATCTTTATACTTTTGTATTGATTGCTCTCCTCGAGCATATAATCTTAATTGGTGAAATTGATTCCAACTAGTTAAATATCTATTACCGTTAGTTCGACCTTGACCAAACCATTCATATTCAATAGCCTGCCCAACTTGCGTACCATATTCCAAACTCGCTTTCTCTGCATCACTTACTACCTGACTTGGAAAAGCGCTGTTTGTGTTAGTATATATACTCATTTAACTTATTATTTTTGATATTGAACCTTTGTTGTCGTACTTTTTAATTCCTAAATCAACCGGTAACGGTCTTTCTCTTTTAGGACCTGGCGTGTATCTATGCTTATTACATGCCATCAATGCTAAGCCTGAGCTTATAGATGCATCGTGTTTTGTTCTATTATTAATATTAAACTTTGCCCAATCTTCTAATGTTCTTTGGAAATATACATCTCCATATCCTGTTTCTTTGAGCCCTACAAATTCATTTACATATGTTTCTATAGCAGCCGCGTGAGCTTGTTTTATGTCTTCACTTGAGTTTGGTATACCACCTAGCTCTTTTTCTGTTACTGATAATTTGTTATATTTTCTATCTGGCCGGTTAATTGAATAGCCCCTATAGCCTCTTCGTTTAAAATGATATAACAATCTGGGTTTATTATTTTCAGCTAATATTGGCATACCATAAAATACGCAAGCCATTAATACATCTTCAAAAAATATTTCAGCAGTTTGAGGTCTGGCTATATATTCTAAAAAGAAATGATTAGGAGGCACATCCTCCATGCTAAACTTTGTTAAACCGTGAAGAGCGCCTTTCGACCCCCTACCGTCCACAGTGCCTGATATATCATATGGATCACAACCAAATGCTCCACAGTGCTCATTGCCAGGATAATTAGTACCATTTTTTAT